TCACGGATCGATCAGCCCATGTGTCCGCAGCACACCCAATAGCGCGGTGATCGCGGTTCGCGCCTCGGCATCCACGCTCGCCCCGCCAACGGGATCGGCAATCGCTCCCGCGCGCGGCCCGATGACCCGCTGATCGTCCACATACAGGCCATCACCTCGCACCATGCCGTCGTGCCAGACAGCCCCGTCATAACGCATGACATGCGCCCGGTCCTTGACCCAGAGCGTCAATCCGACCTGCGGCGCCACGAACCGCCAGCCGCCTTCCGTCCAACAGGCCAACGCCCCGTCCTGACCGTCCCAATCGTCGATGCCGCCCGACGCCACGATCCAGCACGTCCCAAGGGACGGCGACGGGGGTGGCACGGCGACATCGACGCTCTCTGCCGCTCCATGCAACAGCATGTCGATGCGCGCCAACGCCTCATTATGAAAAATTTCCTTTTGCGCCTGCCCAGCGAACAACTGCGGCAGCGCCCAGCGCAAAGTGGCCTCCAACGTCATGATTCGATTACCCTTTCCAGTCCGCAACACCGCCCATCACAGCAATATGTCCACCCGCGCCGGGCGACCCACGGCATAGGAACCGACCTGCCTGACCTCGATCGCCAGCCGATCCGCACCATCCCCGTCGATGGCGACCCATGCCGCGTCATAGACCCATGAAGCCTGCCCGGTCGTGACCCGGCGGACATCCCGCCCGTCGGCCCACACCCGCACCTCATAAGCCTCCCGATCTTCACCCAGTGGCACATCGGCCCCACTGATCCAGCGCCACCCATCGCGGCTTCGCCGGGTCCAGTCGATCAGCCAGCCGCCCGCGCCATCGCCCCGCGCCCGTAGATGCACGGGCGAAGGCGGGATCATCGCCTCCCCGGTGAGGGGCAGGGTCGCCTCCACCGGCTGGACATCCCCGACCCCCAGCGCCGCCACGCGCACACTGCCGCCAACCTCCTGCCCGATCGACAGATCGGCCAGCCGGTCCTCCTCCAGCAACAGGAAATCATCGCCGACAGCATGGGCCGCCATCGCCCATTCCGTACCGAACAGACCCCGCCTCAACCCCTCCAGCCGAAAGCGCCCGGCATCGACCTCCACCGCCGAAGCGAACTGGATCAGTTCCCGCCCGACCAGACACAGATTGCGCCCCTGCGCCAAAGCCGCCTCGTCCGCGCCTGCCAGCGCCATATCCTCCGCCAGCAGGGTCACATGCAATGCATGAAGGCGATCGATCATGGTGACGCTACCGACCGGCAAAGCGTCGTCAGCCTGCCCCATCACGGCCCGCGGCGCCGTCCTTCCCGCAGGCGCCGCCTCTCCCGTCGCGCTCAGTGTAAAGAGGCTCGCGCCACGCCACCCCTCCCCGCCGCTCGCCGCCGCGACCAGCACCGGCGCGCTCGCCCCCCCGTTGCGGATCGGCGGCAGGTCCGCCAGCCTCAACGTCGTCGGCCCATGCGGCACATCATCCTGACGCACGATCACGCCGGACGACGCACCCGAAGGAATCGTTCCCCCTGCGCCCGGCACGCGCCGCAGCGCCAGCCGCACGGCCATCGCCTCCCACTCGCGCTCCTCGACCCGCCAAAGCCCCGGCTCGCCCTCCACCGTCACCGCATCGCCGGGCGCATGGTCCAGCGCATCCCAGCCGCAACGCAGCGTCATGGTGGATCGCCCCGCCCAATCCCACGCCATCTTGCGCGCCGCCACCGCCCGCGCCGCATCGGCAGAAAGCACGACCGGCAGGTCCATCCCCTTTTCCAGCCTCCCCGGCCCCGGCCTGCCCACCCGCTGCACACCGGCCTGATAGTCCCGCAACGCGTCATGATAGCGGACGGAAAAGGCGACCGGCACCGCATCGGCTGCCCCGCCGGATCGCTCCGTCGGGTCCAGCGCCCGCCCGTTCACCGCACGGCAAAGCGATCCGGCCCCAACCTCCGCCCCGGCATCCCCCGGCACGGCCCGCAACCGCAACCCATCCTCATCCGCTACAAAGGCAAGGCCAAAGGCATCCGTCAACGGCGACAGCGCATCGGCCACATCCGTTCCGCTCGCCGCCAGGCCGTCGATCATCCCCAGCGTCTCGCCAGCCAGCGCGCCATCGCTCAAATCCGCCGCCACGGCTTCGATGGCGACCGCGCCATCATCCGCCACCACCTCGAACGTCAGCGACGGAATACGATTGCCAAAGTCCGCCAGCGCCAGATCCTCGAACACCACATAGGCCATGCCGCGATGCGCGGGCGTCCGGCCCATGCCCTGCGCCGCCGCCATCAGCGGATCGACCGGCTGGTCTTCTCCGCCTGGATGGACGCGAAACGCCCCCAGTTCGGATTTGAAGTCCCCCGCCGTCCCGCGCAGCAGATTGCCGTCCGCCCATATCCGCCGCACCGACCGGATCGATCGCGCCGACAGCGCCACGGCGAAACTCGCCGAATAGCTGTATGTGGTGACGCTCGACCGCCCCTTGCCCCCGCCGCTCTTGTGCCTGCTCTCCTTCAAATCCGTCGCCCATATCACGGTCCCGGCCACACGCATGGTTCCGAACAGGCGCGGTATCTGCGTGCCGTAAGTGGACGTCTGCACCTGCACATCCGCCAACCTGCGCCCCTCGACGCCCTTAGGCTTGAACAGCACCGCATGATCGAAGGCATTGCCCAGCAACCCGCCAATGGCACCGCCCAACGGCCCGCCAATGGCCGTGCCAAGGGCGGTCAACACAATCGTCGCCATTTCTCCAGTCTCCTAAACGGCCCGCCAGTGGCCCAGAACCGGCCAGGCGGCCTCCCCCGGCATTTCCACCACGCGCCCCAATCCGGCATGGGCATGCACATGCCCGCCCGGCACCCGGATCATCACATGCAATTGCAACGGCCCCGGCCGAACCAGCACCAGGTCGCCGCCCATCGGCGCCTCCACCCGCACCAGCCCCGCCTCCCGCAACCAGCGCTCGGCCTGCGCCCTGTTGCCCGACCGCAGCGAATAGCCCTCCGGCGCGGCCCGCCCCAACACCAGCGCCGCCAGCCCCACGCAGTCCAACCCTCGCGCAGCCGACCGCCCATGCAGCCGAAACCGCACGCCCACCAGCGCCCGCGCCGCCGCCACGATCCGCACGCTCATGCGCCGGGATAGCGAGTCAGCAGATCCGTCCCCGGCAGATAAGGTTCCCCGCGAAAGTTCATGACATTGCCAAAGCGCCCGACACAGGTCGCCAACTGCCGGTCGCATCCCTCGGTCAGCAAAGCCAAAGCCCCCGGCTCCACCGCAAAGGGCGGCGGATCAGCCAACGTCACGGTATCGACGCCATTGTCCATCACCCCCTGCACAATCCCGCCATTGGCTCCCGTCAACCAGCGCAGAAAGCCAAAGGCATAGGCCCCCGCAATCAGCCCGCCGACGCCGATGACAGCACCCTCCACGCCCTCCACCGCGACGACATGCCGCCGCCCGGCCAGATCGACCCGACACTGCCGATCCCCCAACGCCGCCCGACAATCCGGCGAGGTGGAAGGCGCGACGGCAGCCTTCAGGGCCGCCATCGCCCCCACCAGCTCCGCCGTAAAAGCCCCGCCCCGCCGCGTCACCGCGCCAATCTCGCCCCGCGCCAGCAGCAGCCAAAGCACGCCCGGCGCCTCCCATTCCGTCAGCCGCAACTCCAGCGCCGCGCTATCCCAACGCCCCGCCATCAGATCCGCCTCGCCGATCGCATCGGCCACCAGCGCGCCCTCGACATCGGCGTCGCTCCCCTCGACCCCGATGCCGCTGCGCACCGCCGAAGGCGTCATCCCCGGCGCCGCCCGATAGCGCACATGCCCGATCTCCAGATCGCGATCATGGCTGGTCAGCCCGATCGTCACCCCATCGCGCCGCGCAATCCGCCAGCAAAAGGCCAAGGTCGCGAGTGGCTTTCCCAAAGCCTCCAGCCCGCTCATTCGCGTATCTCCACCAACGGCACCGACGGAGCCTCCCCCGCCGCGAATGTCGCCCGGTTGATCTCCAGCCTATCCTCGGCAAAGCGCACCGGCACGTCGAAGCGAAAGCCCGCCGTCAGCACCGCCCCCGCCGCAGGCGCCTCATCGAAAGCGATGACCCCCAGCCCGACATGGCTCCACCCGCCAACTTGCTCGATCCCATCGACGGCAACCCGCACCGTCCCCGGAACCGGCCGCGTGATCCGCCGCACCTGCGCCGCCTCGCCCAGCCCGTAAAAGCGCTGCAAGCCGAACTCCGCCCGCACCCCGTCGCCAACGCCCAACCGCTGGTCCAAAGGCCCCGGCGCCTGCCCCAATGCACAACTGCGATCGTCGAAAGGATCGGCCAGCCGAAACCCGCGCGCAGCCCCCCGCCGCGCCCGGAAAAAGGCGATCAAGGCCGCCATATCCGCTTCGGACCGCACCCCCGGCCCCACGTCGAAGGACAGCCGCGCATCCGCCCAGTCGCTGCTCCGCTGCTCATGCCCGGACACGCTCTCCACGATCTGCGTCGAAAAGGCGGGCGCCATGCTCGCCTCGCGCCCGATACTCAGCGGAAAAGCCACATCGTCAAAGGCCTGCACATCATCCTCCCCATCCAGTCTGAAGCAAGTGAACCCGTCCCGCGCGACCTGCGGCAAAGCCCAGATAAAGGTCGCCGCCGTCCCCCGCTTCACCGCCGCGTCCGCCGCCGCCGCAATCTCCCGCCACTGCGCGGCATCCTCGCCCCGCAGCACAAAGCCCGAAAAATAATGCTGCTCCTCGACGGGATAGCCCAGCCGCGCCGTCGCCACCTCAACCCCGCGTCCGGTCAGCCTTTCCCGCCCCTCCGTCACCCAGTCATAGTCTTCCAGTTGCAATCTATCGAACGCTGGCGAAGCCCACCCCAGCGGCATATTCGCCCGCTTGGCATCCGGGGCCGCCGGGTCGAGCACCGTGGGCAGATAGGCGAGCAGATGCGTCACCGCCCCCGGCGCAACCCCCTTCACCCAGGCGCAAAGCGCCGCCGTCGAGGCCGCCAGCACTTCCCCCGCCCGATCCAGCAGAGCCTTCTGCCCCGCGCTCAGCGCGTCCCGCACATCCGGCACCGACACCAGCGCCCCGCCAAAGGCCGCCCGCGCCGCATCGTCATACAGGCAGAGGCGCCCATCGCCGGGCATCACCCACCACCACGGCTCCCCCACCTGAAATTTGATGTCGATCCCGGCCGCCAGACCAATGGAAACAAAGGCGCCCGCCACCAGCCGCAAAAAAGCCATCGCCCCCTCATGCGCAGGCGACAGCAGGGTCGAGGGCGGCTCCCACCCGGTCAGGGCGGGCGCCCCATCTTCCGCCCGCTGCTTCCACGCACTCCAGCAATGCGCATCGAGCAACTCGTAGGAAAGCGACCAGATGACCCCCAGCCGCAAAGCCTTGGCCCGCGCCGCAAAATCCCGATGCCATGCCACGCAAGGCGCATTCAGCGCCTCACCGGCCAGACTGACGTAAAATCCACCCCCCGAAGGTTCGAGCCGAAAATAATGGCTCATCCCGACATAATGGTTGATGTCCCCGCGATAGCCCAGCGCATGGATCGCCGCTACGATCCGCTCCGGCGTCTGGTTGAAACAATCGTCATAGCCGGTCGCCATCGACAGCCCATGCTCAGGCACGACCACATCGCCGACGCCCAAGACCGACCCGGCCCCGTCGCAGCTTATGCCGGACAGCTCGCACCAGCCTTCAACGCCCGCGGCAAAGACCGTCTCCCCCGCATCATAGCCGGGCGAAGCCAGCGAAATGAACATCCGGTCCACATCGCCCGCCCACACCGGGTCCGCTTCCGAAGGCAGCAGGAACCCGCCCGCCAGCTTCGAAAAATCCAGTGTGATGACAGCATCTTCCACGCCGCCGCTGGCATAGTTCCACAGGCGCACATACCAGTTGCGCGGCTGGCCCGCCGCGTCCCGCCCCTCGATGGTCAGCGTCGGCCCATGGATTTCGTCCAGCCGCCGCAGCCCCCCGCTCCGCCAGCGAAAGCGCAGCACACACGCCCGGAAATCCCGCGCCGTCTCATAGGCCAGCAGAGGGTGGCTCCAAAGGTCCTCCGCCTCCCAGATCAGCCCCGCCAGATCGCCCGACCCGTAAAAGACGGCGTCCACCCGCAATCCATCCGACGCGGTGGTCACGACGCTCGCCATCATCGGCCGGGGGAAATTCACCGTCCAGTGCGTCGGCGCAAAGCGCTTCATGAAGCGGCGCTCCTGCCCGCCCCGCGCATCCGCCAGCCAATATCCCAAACCGCTCATCCGCCAATCGCCCCCCTGACCGCCCGCGCCACCTGCCGCGCACTGCGCGCCAGCAAGCGCGCGCCATCCTGCCCCTCGCCGCGCCCGGCCACCGAAATGCTCACCCGCACATCGCGCGCGCCACCCCCGTTCGGCACCACCTGCCCACTGGCCGTCGGCACGAAGACCTCCGGCCCCCGCTCGCCCACGACATAGGCCCGCCCCGGCGTCACCGGCCCGCCGGTCGCCCGCCCCGGCAGGCCCAGCGCCGAAGCCGCCAGCCCCAGCAGCCCGGCCCCGCCGCCGCCCACACTCCCCACGCCCGCCCGCAGGGCGCCCGCGGCAATGTCGTCCAGCATCCGCAGGGCGATGTCCTTCAGCTCCTCGAACCCGAACTGCCCGGTCCGCACCGCGCGCAGCAAACCCTGTTCGATCCTGCGCCCGGCCCGCTCCGCCCCGCTCGCCAGCGGCCCTTCCAACTCACCCCGCATGGCTTCGACGTCGCGTGAAAATCCCTGCGTATCCGCCCGAACCCGCACGACCAGATTATCGATTTCCTCGTCCATCCGGCATCACCCCCCGCAACCGCTCCAGTTCGCCGCGATCCATTCCGACCTCGACATCCTCATCGCCCCTGGCCGCCCGCAACACCGCATCCAGTTCCGCCGGCGTCGAACGCCAGAACTCGTCCGGCCTCCACCCCAACAGAAATCCCGCGACCCCGGCCAGCCGCGCCGCCGCCTTGAAGAAGTTCATCTGCCCCCCAAAATCTGCCTGAGTATCCCGCGCAGCACCGGCGTCAGCGAAGCCAACCCTGTCGCCACGATCGCCTCGCCCAAATCCTCCCGCGTCATCCCCGCGGGCGGCTCGGTCAAACAGTGCCAGAACAGCCCGGCCATCTCCGCCAGCGACAATTCCCCCCGCGCCGCCCGCTCGACCAGCGCGAACAGCGGCCCCAGTTCCTCTTCCGCCGCCACCAGAGCCGCAAAACTCGGCCGAAGCGTGAATGTCTCACCCCCCAGCACCAAAGCCGCCTCGCCCCTTGCCGCGTTCGCCGCCGCAGTCGCGCCGCTCATTCGGAAACCACCGGCCCGCTGCTCTCCAGCGTCAGGGCATAATTGCGCTCCCCATTATAGTCCCCGGCATAGTCGAGCCGCGTCACCAGAAAGCGCCCGCGCATCCGCTCGCCGCTTTCGAAACTCAATTCGAACTGCTCGATGGTCCCGGCCAGCGCGTGGCCGCGCAACCGCAACTCCGCCGCCGACCCGGTGAATATGCCCGCCGCCGACACGCTGACCGACCGCACGCCCGCCCCCGACAGCAGCTCGCGCCAGCCGCCCGAATCCTTGGTGGTGACGTTGACCGCCTCGCCATTCACCGAAAGCTGGGTGGTCCGCATACCCGCGACGGTGGCACAGGCGACCGGCGCCCCGCCATCGCCAATCTTCAATAGAAACGCGCTTCCTTTTTCTACGCCCATGGCGCATTCTCCTCTAAGATAAACCGTGCAAGAATCGGGTTCTGGCGCGATTTCCGGGCGATCGGCATCGATCGCCGGTTAAGAAATCGCGGCAGATAAAAAGGAGAGAGAGATCACGATGTTCGTCGCCGCCCCCCTGCTGTTGATGCTGGCCGCCGCTCCCCAATCGGGCGACGCGGTCGGTGCAGGCCGCAAGGCCTATTCGGAATGCCTGTCGAAACAGCTCCAGCCCGCGCTGGACAAGAAAATGTCGCTCGGCGATTTCCAGTCCTCGCTCAAAACCCAGTGCGCCGACAAGGAAGCCGCCTTCCGCGCCGCCATCGTCGCCGATGACAAATCCAGCGGCATGTCCGAAAAGGACGCCCAGTCGGACGCCGACGACCAGATCAGCGAATATCGCGACAAGATGGTCGGCGAGTTCGAGGATTATTCGAAGTCCTGACGGCTTGCCGTCACGCCTCGCCTTCCTCCCCATGAATTTGGGGAGGAACGATGGGCTTCACCCCCGCACCAGCCTGATCCGGTAATCCGCCAAGGCCTGCCACCCATCGCGCGCGCCGGTCCGCGCCACGCGCGACCGCACCAGCCGCGCGCCCGCGACGCGCCAGCCACCCGCCACATCGACCCCGCGCACCACGGCGTCCACACGCGCAAGCCACCCGGCCAGCCGCCCCGGCGTCTCGCCCACATCGAACAGGCTGATCGCCAGGGTCAGCTCCCGGCCCTCCAGCCCCTTCGCGCCCCAATCGGTCGCCACGCAGTCGCCCACCACGCCATAAGGCGCGCTGGCCCGCCCCGCCGCGCCATCGAACAGCCCGTTCAGACCGGCCATCAGGGCCGCATCCCCGCGCAAGGCGTCGATCACCGCCGCCCGCACCACCACTTCCGCGCTCATCGCCTGCCCCTCCCTGCTTCCCGCAAAGGCAGCTCCGCCATCCAGCGCCGCAGCAACCCGCGCCCGGACAGCCGCACGACCTCCCCCTCGACACGAGCCTCCTCGACCCCCGCCGCCAGAGCCGCCGCCACGATGGCCCGCCGCCGTCGCGCGACCGCCGCTTCGATCAAGCCCTTCACGTCAACCGCATCCGCCGGAACGGCCGCCACAAGGCGCTGACCACGGCAGGCGGAGCCACCACCTCACCGCCCCGCGCCGAAAAATGCTCCGCCGCCATGCGCACGATCCCCTGCCGGATCGCTTCGGGCAGCCCATCGGCATCCTCCGCCATCCCTGCCCGATACCGCACATGGACAGGCGGCCCGGACCGCAACCGGACCCAGCCGTCCCCGACCGCATCGATATCGACGGCATAGGAACCGACATCCAGCGCCACGCCATCCCGCTCGACCGCCAGAACCGCCAGCACCGGCCGCCCCGACAGGCGCTGCCAACGCCCATCGGCCACGACCGTCTCGACACTCTCTCGCGCCACCAGCCACTGCCCGATGAACTGCTCGCACAGGCTGGACGCGCTGCCCAACAGCCGCTCCAGCACCGCATCCTCCCCGTCCGACCCGATCCGCAACCAGGCTTTCAAATCCCCCAGCATGGTCCCTCCCAGCAAAAAAGGGGGCGCTCGACGGAGCGCCCCGAAGTGGATGAAGGGATCAGCTGGCCGAAAATTTCAGCAGCTTGATCGCCTCGGAATTGGCGACCGCGCCGCCGATCCGCTTCACCGCGTAGAAGTGAACGAACGGCTTGTTGCTGAACGGATCGCGCAGGATGCTCGTCTCGCTGCGTTCGGAAATCACATAGCCCGTCTGGAAATTGCCGAAGGCGATGGAAAAGCTGCCAGCGCCGATATCCGGCATATCCTCTGCCTCGACCACCGGATAACCCAGCAGCGTGGCGGGCTGCCCCGCACTCAGCGAAGGCTGCCAGATGAACGCGCCGTCGCCGGTCTTCATCTTGCGGATGACCGACAGGGTGGCGGAATTCATCACGAACACCGCCCCCTGGCGATAGGGCGCGCGCAGGCTCTGCACCAGGTCGATCAGTCTGTCCTGACCCGAAGCGGCAAAGGCGCCCGAAGCGCCCGACGCCACATATTGCAGCGACCCGAAGGCCCGCACCGAATCCGCCTCATTGGTGGCGGTATAGGTCAGGAACCCCTTGGGCTTGTTGATCCCATTGCCACTGACGAAGGCCGCGCCCTCCGCCACCGCGAACTCGCGCGCGATCTCGCCCGCCAGCCAGCTTTCGACATCGAACTGCGCATCGTCCAGCATCGCCTGAGACGCCGCCGGATTGGCGTAAAGCTCGCCATAGGGCGGCACGATCTCGTTGAAGCTGGGCGTCGCCGTCTCGCCGCGCGCGCCCGTCTCGCTCGCCCAACCGGAAACGACACCGCCCGACGTCACCAGCTTGCGATAGCCAGCGCTGCCCGTCCGCACGACATTGGCGACGGAGCGGATCGGCGAAATTCCCTTCAGCGTCGCGTCGATGATCTGATCGATCTCGCGCGGCACCGCATAGCCGCCCGCAGCCCCGCTCGCCCCGGAAAAGCTCTTCAGCTCCACCCCCGCTTCCAGCCCCTGCCGCACATAGCGCTCGACGAAGGCCGACCGACGCGGATCGACCGCCCCGCCCTTCACCCCATCCAGCGCCGGACGCTGCTGGACCAGCAGCGCGCCCTTCAGCGCCGCGACCTCATCCTCCAGCCCGGCGATACGCTCACCCTGCACGACCGCATCGAAACTTGCTTCCAACTGATCCGTCAT